AATATTATATTTTGTCAAAACATTTGCGTCGCTTGACGCATCTTTCATTGCTTGCTGGAAATTAGGATGGTCCAACAAATTTGCCGGGTTCTGCCTGTTTGAACCAAATATTTTTGTTGGGATGGCGTCAGCATTGGGGTTTGCTCGGGCAAGCCCGAAAACTTGGTCTCTTTCGGCTTTGCCAATTGCTGTTTGCATATTGGTCATGTCAGGCGCGCTTAACTCTTGGCCGCCGTGAATATCTTTCAAGAAATTTGAAACGCGTTCATTGCCATTGGCCTGAACACCTTCAAGATCCTTGTTGAATTTTGTTACGATATTTTTTGCTTGGGGAGTCATGCCTGCATATTTTGCTACCAACTCTTGTGTAGTTGGGTCTAGCAAATGATACACGGACAAAGGTGTCCCACTAGCCATCGCAGCTTTGAATTGATCAGGCGTAAGAGGCGTCTCTCCGTTTTGGACGGCTTTGGTAAAAGATGCCTCAATTGCATTACGCGCCGCGCGATCGGGAGCTGCAATGTTTATTGCGCGAGGGCCAGCCAACGCCCCCGCACCGCCGCCTGCGAGCGCGCCAGCAATAGACCAAAATGGTTGTGAAGCATTGTTTGCTTCTGCATATTCCTTGCCCGCTTCAGCGCCTACGCCGCTTATAGCGCCTGTCATCATACGCTCGGGGAGGGTTGCCAACTTTCCGGGCGCGCTAATAATACCCTGCTCAACCGCTGCGCCAGCTAATTTTGCGGGAAGCGACTGGGGCTCATGGATTATGCCGGGGTATTCTTTTTTCAAATATGATTGGACACCTGAATATGTGGGAAGATTGGGGTCGATAGGAGATGCTAGACCCTTTTGCTGTTCTTCTGTCTGCCCAGAATAAAGTGGGGCGGCTTGCGCCTTTGCTGCTTCGGATGGTGAATAGATGTCAGCCTTTTTTCCCGCTTCATAATACAAATTGCGGGCAAGGGTAGGAACATCTTGCAAGGCAAAACGCTCAACGCTTCCGGGGCCACCTGCAATGACCCCAGCAGTCGCCTGAAGCGCCTTACTGCCCATTGTTTTTGCCACATCTTCAGCTTTGTTTTGAGCAGACATCCACGCGGGCATGGGAGGCCCTTCAACGGGACGTGTTTCAGGCACGAACTCGTAATCAGTCAACTGCCCCGTTTGAGATCCGGGTTCTTCGACAAATTCGTAATCCTGAGTCATATTGCCTCACATGCCAAAGTAGCGGAAGATATTGGGGCCGTATTTATCAGCGATTTGTTTTTTGAAATCATCGCTAATAGGTTTGCCGCTAGTCATTAACCCAAGAACAGGCACGGGTTCTCCCTTACTTCCATCAGCATTTTTAGGGACAACCATGGTCTTAAACATTTTTTCAAGATTATCGCGCTCTTCAGCATAAACCTTATTGCCAATCCGGTTATCAAAGTTGCGATTGGCAAGACGACTGGTTTGCGAGGCCATGTCGGAAAGGTAATTTTTATCTCCTTGAGCAGCCTTTCGATAATCGGCAAAATAATTGTCTTTGTCGATTTCACGCTGCGTGTTCGTCATCATTTGAGCCAGCAACTTTGCTTGACCTTCAGGCGACGTAATCAAAGAGGGGATACCATCCGCCATGCTTTTGAATGCTTGGAAAGCATGTTGGCCAGCCGAGGTGGTCGCCGTTGCCTGAAGCTGTGTTACAAGCTTTTTGACCCCTTCCTGATCCGCCAAAACTTTTGGGTCAACGATGAGGCCCGGTGATCCCGCGATATTGGCCAGATTGTTCAGGTATGAAGCAATCGGGCTCAAATAGTTTTGGAGTGGGCCAGATGCCCCCATCCCAGTTTTGGGAAGATTGGCCATATCGTTAGCAAGGGGCAGAAGGATTTGCTTTTGCTTTTGAGCGCCGCTCGCAAGAATGGATTGGTCTGTATAGAAATCGGGTTCTTTGGTTTGATGGCCAAAGTTGGCCCAATTTGTTGCTGTTTCATGCGCTTCCTTTGCCTCTTCAGGTGTAAGCGCAAACATGCTTGCGGGTTTAGTAGCAACAGCAGCGGGCGTCCCCGTTGCGGCTCCTGTTGAAGGTGCCGCAGGAGGAGGAAGAGGCGTTCCTTCAATTTTAGCTGGAGCCGGAGCCGTAAGAGGGACACCCTTCTCTTCCTGCTTTTGAACTGTGGGTTGGGCGGCACCGGGCAGTGCGGGCTGGCCGTAAACACCAAGTTGTTGTTGGCCGGTGATTGCCGGGCGCTTTCCTTCGGGTAGCGAAAGATACTCGCCCATAAGCATTGGAGCGCCATTGGACAAAATGACATATTCTTTTCCGTTTTGAACGAAGATCGCGTTCTTCGGAACATTTGAATATGTTTGGAGAGCAGTTGCATTCTGCGCTTGCGCCTGAGCCCTCTGCAGCTCTGTTTCCGCGCCAATCTTCTGCTGGGCAGCATAGGCCGCTGCGCCCCCTACGAGACCTTCGCCAAGACGCTGGGAGAACCGATACTGGTTGGAGGCCAGCATCGAACCAAGGCCAGCGATCAAAGGAACCCAGAAGCTGCTGTCGGTCGGAACGGCGTCGGGAAGTATTTTCTTGCCAAGGGTCTCCCACGGAGCAGGCTGGTCACTGGCTGTCTTAGGAGCCAAACCGGTCGCCATAGCAACCTTAACGGGTGCGGGGGCAGAAGTAGTCGAGGAAGTAGCAGTGGGAGCGGCGGCTTGGTTACTACCGGGAACTTTCCCGCCGCCTTCAACCTTTGCCATTGACATGGCCAACTTTTGCCGAATAGCAGGATCAGACATATCCAACTTATCTGTTGGACTGATACCAAGATCTTTGGCGACATTAGCCGCATAAGAAGAAACATTGTTATTATCAGAAGCTGGTGCCCAACGACCAATAATATCTTTGGGAGTTGTTAAGCCTTTTGCAGCATACGAGCCCAGCAGTTTGTCCATAGCATTGAAGCCATGTTCCGGCGTTTCAAAGATAGCAAAGCGCCCATCAGAACCCTTAAATCCCGGCATTTTCTCCGCAAATGGACCCGCTTCAATATTTCCGGGATTGTTATTACGAACAGATCTAGGCTCAGCCGCCGCTACTTGAGCGCCGGTTTCTTGTGGCGCAAGTTCGCCAGCCATATCTCCCATCGTCATCGCATCAGATGGTGCAGGTGCCAAACCAGTAGGAGTATCGTCAACAGAACCTGTAAGCGCATATCCAGTCCGGCCCCCGGCTGCACGTGCGACCAGTCCCGGCGCCGGGGTTGCCTTCTTGGACAGGGCGCTATGAGCGCCAAGTGCTGCCTGAGACAGGGCATACATGTATTCCTGCGTCCTGCGGGGCAGGAAGTCAGTTACGTCATTGCCGGTCTGCTGAGCTTTGCGAAGAGCCGCATCGACAATGGACGGGCCAGCATCAAGAGCTGCGGCTGCAAGAAGCGGATTATGGTCATATTTCTTGACCATATTGTCGAAAGCAATTTTCATCTGCTGATACTTCGGGTCGTGGGTGTTAACCATAGCCCCACCGCCAGCTTTCCCAACGCGGCCGCCAGATGCTAGGGCAAAAATTGGGAGAGCGGCTAACCAACTACCGGCGCTATACGCCATACTGCCGAGACTTGCCAAAGATGACATTGTGCCAATGGCACTGCCAAGGCCCCCACCGGAACCCCCGCCCATGCCGCCAGCACCAGAGGACATGCTCTTCATTTCATTCGCCAGCTCGCTAGGTGTCTGGGTGCCCTGCTTAACAACACTGCTCATAGGCGTTGCTTCAGCTTCAGAGTCGGGAAGATCAAACTGGCCCTTCTTCAAGTCATCAAGGCCGGGGATGCCACCGCCTGTAAAGCCTGTACGGCCACCACGGGCAAATGTGCTTGCACCCTTGCCGGTGACATCCGGCGCAGCCGTAGATGTTGACGACATCGCTTGTGCATCGTTTCCGCCAAGGCCCAAAGACCCGCTCAATCCAGTTGATTGATTAGGAGATTTAAGGCCGCCCATGGCATCTATTTTAGCCTGCTCCGCCTCGCCCATTTTGTTAAAAAGGCTTTGAGCATCTTGCGCGCCAGTTGTTTTGGGTGTCTTCAACTTATCATACAGTTTTTCACCTGCCTGCCCCAAGCTGGCAATGCTGGTGCCCGTAGCGGCAGCTTCTCTTAAAGGGTTCCCCTGCTGAGGCAAAATGCTGTGCTGCGGCTGAAGCATCTGGTGCTGGCCTGCGCCCGCGCCAGTAGGAATATTAAACCCACTTGCGCCACCGGGCTGGCTAGGGAGACCCGGCATTCCCTGCAAATAGGGGGTTCCAGCATACATTGCGGCCATGCTCTGGTTCACGCCATAGGGATCACCCGCGCCACCAAAGGCATAACCCGCACGTCCGCCATCAGCAAACGCAGTGCGGCCGCCACTGGCCATGCTAGATGCACCCTTGCCAGTTGCTGTTGAGGGTGAACTCGCGCCCTTGCCGGTTGCTGTCGGGGCGGATGAGCCGGTCAAAGCACTAGTTCCAGAAGCCGCCGATGCACCCTTACCGGTTGCAGTCGGAGCAGCCTGCTGCTGGTTCTGCTGGAACTGAGAAACCTGAGCGTTCTGGGCCGGAGCTGCTTGCTGGTTATTGGCGGCGGCATACTGGTCAAGGACACTCTGCGGAACGGACGTGGACTGATCAGTGGGCGTAGCGCCCTTACCAGTAGACTGCTGCATCTGCTGCTGGTTCTGCTGGAACTGGGAAGCTTGCGCGTTCTGGGCAGGCGTCATCTGTTGCTGCGAAGGGTTCGCATACTGGTTCATGATGTTCTGCGGAACGGACACGCCCTGCTGCTGCGGATACCCTTGCTGCTGGTACTGCGGATAACCCTGCTGCATACCCTGCTGCGGATAGCCCTGTTGCTGGTATTGTGGATAACCCTGCTGCAGGCCAAATTGGGGCATGCCGTACTGCGACTGCATCGCGCCATACTGCATAGCGCCTGCATAATTGGGAGCGCCGCCGTACTGCGGAGATGACCCAAAGTTTGGCATGCCGTAGTTGCTAGGCTGACCGTAGCCGCCCATCATGCCGTACCCGCCGCCAAGGCCGCCCTGCATAGCAGACATATTGCCGTAACCGGGATAACCCTGCTGCATGCCGTAGCCCTGCTGCATACCATAGCCCTGCTGCTGGCCGGGACGCTGCCCATAGGTCATGCCAGCGGGTGTAAAGTCGCCAGCCGAAAATGCGCCAAACTGGTTCTGTACAGGAGCCGGGTTAGCGGCAAACTTCGACGGATCGTAAGTAAGCGGCGCACCTTTGAGCGCGCTAGGGTCGCCCGACTTCAATTTAGCTTCCGTAGATTGCTGCATGTTGTATTTGATTTGATCAAGGCTCATTCCGGCCTTGAGCATATCATTGTAATATTTTGCGCCCGAAGGATCGGGGGTACGTCCAAGAACGCTCTGATAAAGATCCGCTACTTGGGGATCTAGGCCCTGAATAGCAGTTACATCAGCATTAAGAGGATTGGCAGCCTGTGCCACAGTTTGCGAGCCGGAGCTGCCGCCAGTGCCGGTTGTGGGCTGCTGGCCATTCTTCAAGAATGCTTGCAACCCAGCATCATTGTCCTGCACTCGCTGCCCTGTGTTTCCATTCATCCAAAAGTAATTGCCTTCACCATCGGTAGATTGGAAATAGTTAGTGCCCGGAGTACCGCCTACATCAAAACCGCCGCGCTCGTAAGCACCGGGATTGTAAACTGCGCCACCCTGACTGTCAGGAATAAGGCCGCCAGCCGCAAAATGGCCGCGCTCTGCCGCATGGCGCGTCGCCTGCTCGTAGTTGACGCCCTTCAAGCCACCAAGTCCGGGCATGGGCTTAACCGCGCCGGGGTACTTCTTCTCAACGTCTTGCGCCATAAGGCCGATCTGTGTGCGATCATCGCCTTCTTTATACTTGAATTTGTAAATCGGCTGTCCGTCAAACGTCTTGCCGATGGGCGCAATATCTTTCTTCATGCGCTCATCCGATCCTGTCTGTTGGGCTGTAGTGGTAGAACCGGACAAAGCGCCAGTGCCTTCAGCAATGTTCGCCAAGAACTGCGCAATCTGGAACGGATAGCCCTGCTGCTGCAAGAACTGGTTGTAAAGAGCAGTTTTCTTGGCTTGGTTAGTCTGTTGCTGCTGTTGGCCAGCGGCCATCTGAGCTTGGGCAGCCGCAATCTGTGCAGCTTGGTTCTGCATGCCAAGATTGGCAACATTCATGCCACCAGCCTGTGTAATACCAGCGGTCTGGGCGGCATTACCAAAAATGTTCTGGCCAATGCCAGCAGCGGCCTGCGAACCCTGAAGGCCCTGCGTGAACTGCTGATTGCCAAGACCCTGAATAGCCTGACCCTGACCAATATTTTGTGCATACAAATTCTGGCCAACCTGACCCAATTGCGCACCAGCGCCAAGGTTCTGTTGGAAGCCCGTTTGGCCAAGCTGGTTAATCTGAGCGCCAGTGCCAAGAGCCTGACCATACTGCTGCTGACCAAGAGCCGCGAGGCCAGTGCCAACGCCAAGCTGCTGGCCATACTGCTGTTGGCCAAGAGCCGCAGCCTGCTGGGCTGCTTGCTGCTGGGCTGCACGGTTGGCCTGTGCCGCTCCAAGACCAACACCCTGCTGCTGTTGAGCTGCGGCAAGAGCCTGCTGATAGTTTGCCTGATTAAGACCTCCGACAGTCTGCCCCATTGCAAGGGCCTGCTGCTGGGCAAGGTTAGCCTGCGCAATACCCGCACGGTCGCCACCAAAAGCGCCAGCCTGAATGGCATTGCCTTCCATTTGCCCACGCTGCTGGGCCTGCTGTTGCTGCAAGAGAGCAACGGTTGGGTTGACTACATTCTGCTGGTACTGCGGGCTCAGATAGGACTGAAGATCCAACCCCTGCGGAGTGATGTTCTGCGTCCCCGCCTGCATATAGTTTTGGGCTTGCTGGTTCAGGGGCTGCGCAGCCTGAAGCGCGCCCGTATAGTATGGCTGAGCCTGATTGGCGTACTGCTGACCAGTAGCGATAGCCTGCTGCGTCAGATTGGCTGCGTTGCCAAGATATTGCTGTCCCTGCCCAAGTCCCTGCTGCGTAAGCCCAGCTTCCTGCTGCATGTACGGCGCAGCAGAATTCATCGCGTTACCAAGATACTGGCCAGCCTGCTGGTTATACGCAGTGCCCTGCTGCTGGGCCTGACTAATGCCCTGCAAGGCCGTCTGGTCAATGGCGTTGGCTTGATTTTGACCGGTTTGGGCAGTTTGAATGCCCTGCATCTGCAAACCTTGGCCCTGACCAACGGCCTGATTTGCGGAGCCCTGAAGAGCATTAATGTTGCTAATGCCCGCCTGCTGCGACGAAGTTAGATCAGCTACGAAAGCATTTGGGTCAGTCGAATAAGGTGTAAAAGGTGTCTGGGCGACCTGTTCGGCGCGGGCATTAACGGCGTTATATCGCGCCATAACCTCCGGGGGGACGGACACACTCTGGGTGCTAGAACCGCCCTTACCACCACCGTAATATTCAAGATTAACGCCCGGGGGTAATCCCCTAGCCGAACCGCCAAAGGCAAAGTCGTTGTTCCGGCGGAAAGCAAGGGGATTACTCATTTTAATGCTCCGTCACAGCATAGTCGCCGGTTTTCGCGCCGTACAAGAAAAAAGCCCCACTAGGCTTGCCCAGTTGTCTTTCATACAAACGGATTTTCCCCTCAGTCCGTTTGTTTGAAAGTACACCAATCAACAGTGGAATACCAAGTTCATCGGCAGTTTTCTTAGCAAACTCTACCAGTTTACGCGCTCGGCCATCTTTTGCCCCCCGGTGATCAGGATGAATAAAGATCGCCTTTTCCTCAACAACCATATCATGACTATACCACATCGGGCCAATTCTTAAAAGGATGGCCCCCTCTATAGGGCCGCCCTCCTTCCCAATGATGCCAATCATCCCATAATTGAGGCTAAGAGCCTGCCAAAGTTCGGTCAAAAGCTTGGTTGGTTCTGGGTTTACAAAGCCATTTTCTTCGCATGCTAACATGGCAAGCGACATCATTTCATGGATGTCTTCGGTTGTACCTATCCTGATCTTTGCTTCTTCTGTCATAAACTTCCCCTCAGTTTTTCTTGGGGCCGGGCAGAGCCTTCAGAGTTTTGATGGTTTTTGCCCGCTGCCCCAGTACAAAACCATCAAATGCCGCATGCCCATCGTCCATATCACCTTCGCCTGCCCAAGTAACTTCACGGGGCGTGACAACGTATTCGCCACCAGCGGCGACGATGGGAACGGACGGGGTAGGACCATTATTTGTTTTTGGTGTAGCTTTAGCACCGTTCAATATTTCATTCATTTGCCTAAACCCAGACATCGTATTGCCTTCGCCCATTGCCGAAATAATGTCGGCAGGGATGACGTAGGAGCCGGAGGCAACGTGCATGGGAAGATGATCTGTACGGCCGGATACGGGGCTATGGATTGGCCCTTCGTGGATGACCTCTGAGCCGGGCGTTGGGTTCTGCATAAATGCAGGTGCATGGCCGCCGAAAGCTCGGTGCATGCGGGCAGTGTGAAGAGCCGCAGCGATAGCCTGATCTTGGGGGTGCCCAGCATTAATCATCTCAGCGATGTTATGGCTGATTGTTTTTTTTGAGGAACCTTTAGAAAGTGGCATGGGACTATCCTATCGAATAAGTGACAGCAACAGACTGGCCTGCGCCGGGATTGACGACTAATCCGCTAGCAAAAGGCATCCCTACATTAAAAATTCCGACAGTTGCTTGTGTGGCGCACAGCGCGTTGCTAGAAGCAGAATTTGCTACTGAATTTGCATTATTTATTGTTCCCGATACGCCTGCTACCAATATAGAGTACCGGACCAAATACCCAGCCCCACTAATAACCAATGTGCTAGCAGTAATAACTGAAGTTGTCGTTGTGCCAAGCATGCGGTTATTGGTTTGCGCCAAATTATTAATGGCGATCACACCGTTTTTTTGGACCGTTACAACGTCATCAAGACTAGCCATTAGAACTTTCCATCCTGCTGGGCACGGTATCGCATATTGCCGATACGCCAGAAACTTCCAACGTCGCTGCTGCTGATTGCAATAGAAACCAAGCGGCCACGGAACCTTGGGGATACAAATTGGGTTGATTGCGTCAAATTGTACGGCCCATAAACAAGCGGCGTTTGCCCAGCATAGTCTGTAACATAAAAAGTTAACTGGACCTGAGCTGTTGGAGTTTGATATACAGTTGTACCACTTGCTGTGCCGCCGTAATAGCCCCACTTCATATCGGGCCATACCTGATCAACGAACATTTTTAGATCGGCCTCTGCGATCTCAAAGTATCCGGTTTGGAAGTTTGAAAGCATCGGAACATTGTTGACGCCGTTGGTGGCGGCATTCGTTGATGTTTCATGCTGGTAAATGTATTTGTCAGTGCCAGCCCCGATTGGCGGGCCAAGAACGCTCTCGTTGATCCAAGCTGTACGAGCAAGAGAGCCATAATCCCATTGCTGTAAGACGATGTTATATTTTACGTAGGCATTAATTTCTCCCCCATTACCCTTCATGGGGTAATACCAAGCAACTTCACCAAATCGGCTATTGGCGGCTACACGGATTTTGTCGAGATTGGTAGTATCTAGGTCTTGGAAGATCACATCCCATACGGGGCATGGGATAGGCTGAACGCCGCCACCCGCAAGCATGTAAAACTGGCTTTGGCCCATCCAATAGACAACGCCATTGAGGGAGGCGGCCGCCTTACGGCCGATAAGACCGCAGCCCGTACCAATTTCGTTAAACTGGTAAACATAGGGCAGGCCAACGTACTGCATGGCCCAAAGCCCAAGATCCGTCCATACTAGCGTCTGCTGAGCCGCTTGAATGCACTGAACGATCTTAGACCCCTTGGGGATACGGTAAGACCCGGCTTGATTAGTGACGGTAGCAATCCACGTTGTGAAGTCGTTGACATCGCACCAACGGATCAAAAGCGGATCTTGAATACCTGTGGATGTAGACCCCCATGCGACAATTTGTCTCTGGGGCATGGCTACGACTATGCCTGCGTTAACAGCCGGGGCATTAGTGATAATTGAAGCATTGCCAACCCCTCCAGTGGGAGACCATTCGTAAATTGGGCCATTTAGGGGGCACGAAATTAGGATTTGGCCCCAATTATCAAGGGTCCAATCAGTGGCAGTAATCGCAGACCCTGCTGTGGCTACAATGATGCCATTGCCATACCCGCCGTAACCATAAGCGTTTCCACCATAACCGTAAGGAGCTGCGGAAGGAGAAACACCGATGTAATAGACATAGCGGGCATTCCCGCTATTGATGTTTTGATTGGTGACAGTTGAGGTTGCGGTCGTGTTGGCGGCGATTGTAAAATTGTTTACATCAACAATCGCATTAACAGTGTAATTGCCAAATAGCGTAATTCCGCCAATGGCAGTTGAAATTATGATGGGAAATGTGCTTCCAACCGAGTAGCCGTGCCCTACTAAATTGACATTGACGTTTGAGCTAGCGCTTGTGGTGCTAAAGTTAACAATGGTAGCTGAAGCAGAGGTTGTTGCCGGAGCCGCGTTGCCAAAAGCATCAACGGCATAAATTTTATATGTATTGGCCGAGGATGTTGGATTATAGCATTGATAAAGGCCAAACAGCACCAACCCGCCAACGGCTATCTGGGTTTGGATGTAAACGGTGTCGTAATTGGTGATATTGCTGCCTGTATCCGTAATAGTTACGACATTGCTTCCTATTGTTGTGCTAATGCTAACGGAAACATTATCCGTTTGGGTCCGTGGCGTAATGTCAAACGTGCCATTATTCAAAATGTAATTGAGCGAGGTTTCCGTCCCTACCGCCAAATAGGAATTGCTATTTGTATCTTCCCATGCCCACAGGGCGCGGATGTAGGAAGAAAATGGCCCAGCATAAGTTGTCCACCCACCCAGCTTCTGCACAAGCCCAACACCTTGCCGGTCAGGCACAAACCGAATCAAATCGCCAGACGAAATAGCCGCTTCGTTAAGGGCGGGGGTCCGGTTAACATCGACGCCCGGAATGAGCTTGAGCGATTGATGGGGCATCGTTTAGCCCCTTGTCGGCGAGGAAGCGACCGGCGGAGACATAGAAGCCCAGCCAGATGACTGGTATTTTTTGCGAGCTTCTTCGACCACAGCGCCTTTTAGCAACCCCTGATACTGGCTCTCGTAACTTTGCGCCATTGATGGATCGTCCGACATGCGGCCGAAATTGCGCTGGTAAGCCGAGATATAGATCAGCGACGCCATTAGGAAAACGTCAGGAAGATAAAGGCTGATAAAAGTTGTTGGATTGGTAGATGATAAACTTGCCGGACGATATGTGCCTACGATTTCAACGTAATATGTTTGATCGGCGAAGGGTCCAACATAATAAGTATTGTCAATGAACGGGGCATAGTACATGGGCTGCCCAGTAGCGTTGGAGTCCCCATAAACCATGTCCAAATACTCTTTTGTGGTCGCCAAAAGAGGGTTTCGGACATTATTGTCGCCCGACGAAGAGCCTGCCGGGGTGATCAAATTGATCTGCTGGCTAACCACAAGGGTTCCCTGCGGAATATTGATCTGACGGCTACCAGCAGTTACTGCGTATCCCGTTATAGATGTAGTCGTAAACAGAAAATCAATGTCACGATACATGCGGTTTTCCGCATATGTGATCATTGCAGGCAGAATTGCGAGGAAATTTGTGTCTGTCTGGTCCACAACAGCCATTTCAGCCATTTGCTGAATATAGCTCATGGTTCCTGCAACAGTGCCGCTATACGAGAGCCCGGTAGTCAATGCCCTAACTCCTGTGTAACGGCACTATAACACTTATTTCAAACCTTCGCACCATCCCTCGCGGCGCGCATTATTGATCTTCACTTCAATAATGGTTCCGGTTGTATCCTTGGATGACCAAGAAACGTCTTTCCAAACACTACAGACTGACCCGTTAGTCTCTTTTGTGGCCATCAGACTTGAGCAGCCCGTCAGCGGAAGTATCAACAGTATCGCCAGCATTGATCGCATTTTGAGTTCTCCTGAGTATGTCTTCAGTTGCTGCCGCCTCAACTTCAGCCTGAGCGTCAGACCTAATTTTGAAGTAGACAAAGCTAGTTAGCACAACTGCTAACACTGCAAAAACAAGATACCGTCCCAAGGGTGTGAAAAGAAGGCTAAACACCATTTTCCTCCATGTGTTTTTTGCGCCAGTACCAGATGGCAGCAGCGAGGCCAATGACTCCAAGCATAACCACAAAATTAACATTGCTAAATAAACTAGCAAACTGAGTTGCAGTATCAGTTGCGTCTTGCGCTTGCGCAGCGACTTCTTTAGCAGCGCCAAGCCCGCCAAGCCCTGCCGTAAGTAGCGCCGCGTTACCTTGTTTACTGTCCGCCATTGTTCGTACAGGTACAGGATCGGGATCGGTGCGTTGTTCATGTTCATCGGGCGATGGTTCCTCAGATTGTTCAGTTGTTTCTACGTGTTCTCCATTTACCCACCAATTGGCTTCGGCATGCCTGCGGCGGACTAATCCGGGGAGAATTTTACCGCCCCCCTTTGTCCATTTCATGAGTTCCGCAGGAACGCTATTAAACGATGCGGAGTTAACCTTTTTTAACAAAGTTGATGAACGCAGGTTTCCTTCACCAGCATTGTAAGCAAAGTCTACAAGAACATCAAACTGGTGTTGATTGAGGGGCTGGTGCATCATTCCATGCACGGCTGTCTCATATTTAACCAAATCACGCCGAAGAATGTCTTCAGCTTGTTTTTGCGTAATTGTCATGCCATCGGTTACGGCAGGAGCGCCAGCGGCGGATGTATGGCCATAGCCAATCGTGCAAATGCCCGCTGGACAACGATAAGCCTTTAGCTTGCACCCCTCAAAGGGTTTAAGCAGGGCATCAATTCCTTCTTGGCTCATTTGCATAGCAATACTCCTAGTGGGTGAGGGCAATGGTTCCGAGCAGTATGCAGGAAACCATGACAATAAAAAGCAGGATACCTGAACCCCACACGGCGACATCGTGCATTACAGCCTCCTGTTCCTTCTCGGCTTGAAGAGCAGCCGCTTTCTGTTCCTTTTTGATCCTAGTTGTCGCAGCAACAACTTGATCCCAAGCAACAATCCCAAATTCGCCGATGAAGTGGTTTTTCAAGTCGGCCATCATTTGGTCAGCTTCAGCCTTGGCAGCATATGCCTCCATTGCCATCTGTTCAGCAGACTTGCCAGAAATGAGGCTCCCTCTAGGGGGCGATGCCGCAATACGGGTAAGATGCGCTACACTATCAAACAGCGAACCAAGATCGCCCGCCATTCCCTGCAATTCTTTACCAACAGCTATTCCAGCTTTTACAGCCTCGTAGCTGCCCTTCGCCAGCGCGAGGATTGTAAGCGGGTCCACTAGTTGCCTTTCTGCCATTCGCGGTACATCATAATCAATCTGATGATACCGATAGCCAAACCAACCAATGTTAGCGCCAGCGAAGCCCATTCATTAAGCCCGACAGCCCACCAAGGCAGCGTGATGGCGCTAGCCGCGACTACTCCATCAATAGCTACCTTGTGGTCATTCATCATGACATTCCTTATGGCTTAACGGGCCATGTTACAGTCCAAGGGAAACCATCTGACTTCGTGACATCACGCAAGCCCTGACGGTAAGTTACCCACGGCGTTTTATCGCCGGGCGCGTCGGCAAGCTGCGTCCAATCACAGTCTGCAAGGCGCTTATTGCGGTCATCACGAATTGCCTGAGCCTGCCGCGCGTCATGGGCCGCAATGGCATCAGCGTCCATATCAACTAAGCTGTACTTGGTATGCCACTGGCCGTTAATCTGCTCGACGCCGTTACGGTAGACAACCTGATAACGTCCAGCGTCAGGCTGCGGCCCTTCAAGAACCGGATCAGCGCCAAGTTCATTTAGAATTTCGACAGTTGTCTGGTCCCAAGATGCGCCAGTTGTGTCAGCTTGAAAGGAGCGAAACTCACTCTCCAACATGACTGCGCCAGTGGCACGGATACGGATTTCCATTGTTGTTCTCCTTATGCGATGGCGAGGAAGATGTAGGTGCCGCCGGAAGCGTTGATACCTGCGACAGTGCTGACGATCTGGAAGCCGACGCTAGTGGTATAGACGCTGTTGGCGTTTACTTGGGCGGCGGTGCTGTTGAGTAATAGTGATGGATCGGTGCCAGATACCATTCCACGAGCCGTGTCCCAAACATACCAATCGCCTGTTGTATCGGTACGTTTTATCATCACAAAACGAGCACCACCAGTAAACCCACAATCTATTGTTTGTGTTGCGCCAATACCTGAGTATGAACCAACTTTGCTTACGCCGGGGCATGTAGCAAATAGGTACGCCACATAAGTTTGTGTGGAAGCATTAACTGTTGTGTCTGTTCCAATAGAGAAAACCGACGATGTTGGCGTCGTGTTATTCCACCGAGTTGACCCAGTTGCCACAGCATTGGTTGCGTTCAAAACCAAATACTGAGTATTGCCAAGAGAAGCCGCATAAACTTGCCAATTGTTTGCGGCAGATCGTTCTTTAACAATCATCAATTCAGGGATCACGCCAAGATTATGGGTTTGCGTTGTTGCGCTTCCGGTCCCTGTGTAACAAACTTCATCAAAAAAATTGGGGGCACGGGCAAAAGCTAAAACAATATCATTAGAGTTTGTGTTTTGTTGCAAGAAACCGTTTTGGATAGTTACTGATCCAGTAAAAGCTACACGGGTGCCACTGGCAGTTTCAGAGCTTGCTCCGTCTGTAGTTAGAGTTTGTTGATTTGTAGAATTATCAGAGCCTCGCAATCTATCTAAAACAAAATTACTTCCATTTGCAGCAGCATTTACCTTATTGATTACCGCATCAACAACAAATCCTGTATTCGTCACAGTTGTTCCGCTAAATGTTTGATATACAGGGCTAAATACACTTGTTCCTGTAGTCGGCGTAGCCATAGGCCCGCGCCGGATGGCTATGTAAATGTAAGTGCTTGTTGCCACCAAAGTAGGAGCAACAAACCCAGTTGCGGTAGGATTTCCACCGCCCAACGTCGATTCGGCTGCTGATGTATTGGGCTGTAAATACGCATCTGAATTAGCCACGCTCCAGCCGCGCATTGTATCAAGCAACAACCAGCCATAAGTTGCAGAAGCAGTTGACTCTTTAATAAGAACCCATTGGGGCTCATATCCCAAAGTTACAGTGGCGTTTCCTGACCCGTCTGTCGTATACGACCCACAGGTAATCACATTATCTGTGCCAGCATTGCCAAATCCGCCTGCATTGGAAGCAAAAAGATAGGCAACGTATGTCCCGCCAGACGCATTGACGGAAGCATCCGTTCCTACGCTAAAAACAGAAGATGTGGGGGCAGTACTATTCCAAACTGTTGGAGAAGATGACTGCGTTACATCTAAGTTAAGTTGAAGACTGTAAGCAGCAGATGTTAACCCACTATGGTAAACTTGCCAATTCGCAACCGAATCTGTGCGCTTGACCATAATACACCCCGGCGCTGAACCAAGGTTATGCGCGATTGTGCGATTAGACCCTGTGCCGGTGTAGGTCACAATGTCAAAGAACTTTGCTTGCTTACGAAAGGTCCACGAGGCGTAGTTGTCGGGACTGACGTTAACACTTCCATTGAGAGTGTCTAGTCCAAGGGAAAAACCGTTTGCGTTGAAAGATGTCAACGCCAGTGGATCATTTGATATAGATGAGGCTTGATTTGATCTTAAAAAATTACCAGCGCCATTTACTGTATCATTTAAATAATGAATAGTTACATTGGTTCTATCTTTAATCCAGACTAATCCGCCCTTGCCAGATAAATTTATTCCGTTTGCAATTGACTGCCCAGCCGTAAATCCCGTCCCCGTATAAAGGTACGTCGAAAACACATTTTCAATGTAATTTTTCGCGCCAGAACTCGCACCAAAGCCGTATGCCCTAGCCGCCAATGTACCTTCTGTAATAACTGTCGGCATGGGCTATCCTCACGCGAATTTGGTTAGAGATGCAAAGATTGTGTAAGCCGCGCTGCCTGTCTTCACAATGGTGTAGGTGTAAATGTCAACGCTAGACGCATCACCCGCCGATGGCGCAGTACCGCCTTGCCATTTGGGGGTGACAGACGTGCCATCTACAGTCACCGCATTATTGTAGTACGCAGTGCTACCCTGCGTAACAAGGAATGCCATTGTCAAAGATTGCCCCGTAGCCATCATTGTGTTCAGCGATGTCGTGCTATTGCCACGGAAGTTAACCGTCCAGTTGGCGGACGCATTTGTCGTGTAGTACAGAACGGACTGGGTGATCACATCAAAGTTGATCGTCCCCGTCGCCGCAGTAGCCGATACCGTTGCAACTTCACCGATATTGGGGATGTTCATAACCGGAGCATTTACCGTTCCGGCATACTCCGCCAAGATGGATAAATTGCGTGGGATCGTCATTGGACATCCTCAACCAGTTTCCAAGATGTTGTAGGCTCATCCCACACATAACGCTTGCCATCAGTCGGATAAGCAACCGGCGGCTCCCAGAGCCATGCCGTTTGGCTCAACGTCCATGACGGAAACGGCTGGGGAGCGTAGAACACATCGTGCGTGGCATCGTATGTGTACCCGATACCAGCATAGTTACCACGCAGTGCTACGCCACCATCTGGCTGGCCGTCATTGCCGTAATGCACTCCGCCACGGGTATTGTAGCTGGTCTGTAGCCACTGACCGGGTGAGCTATCCACGAACGTGTTGAAGAAATCAAGCTCAGCGACGATGACTTGGATGACTTTACCATCGCAGACTTTTGCAAAATGGCTCATGCCGTGTAGCTCCCTGAAGCAGTGAATTTGATAATTGTGTTAGAGCCGGATGTTGTTACGGTTGGAGAGCCAGTTACCGTGCCAGTATAGTTGGTGGTGGGTACGGACAAAATGACAACGCCAGAGCCGCCTGCACCACCTGCGCCGCCGCCGCCAGCACCACCTCCACCTCCACCGCCTGTATTCACTGTACCCGCAGTTCCAGCGCCAGCGGAACCTGCGCCGCCGCCACCTCCACCACCAGACCCCCCCGTCCCCGCAGTTAACCCTGTGAACCCACCACCACCGCCGCCGCCAGCATAGGTAATGGCACTACCTGTTATTGAAGAACTAGTTCCTGCGCCACCATTACCCGCAGCGGTGCTCCCAGTTCCATTTCCACCAACTGCGCTAGACCCGCCGCCGCCGCCGCCGCCAGTTGTGCTTCCAGACGTTGATGAACCGCCAGCAAATCCTTGCCCAGATGTTCCACTGCCGCCAGCATATCCCCCAGATGTCGCGTTATCACCACCACCGCCGCCACCCGATCCCCCGCTACCACCAACAATTTTATAACGCCCCCCACCGCCACCCCCAGATGATGTAACAGTGGTTATGTTTGATCCGCTAATGGTTGAATTACTTCCAACCGTTCCAGATGCTTCAGATGTAACACCTCCACCAGCGCCAACAGTGACCGTATAAACAGTTCCCGCCGCAAAACTTAACGAACTAGTTAAGAGACCTCCGCTACCACCACCACCTGCTAGATCACCACCCCCGCCGCCACCACCAGCTATGGCAAGATAAGTTGCATAATACCCCAGTGGGTTGGCGACAATTCCAGAATATGCAACCCACCCTTGTATTGCATCAATATAAACTATTGCAACACTTTCTCGATTAATAGATAAAATTACATTTAATGTAGAGTTATTTATTTTGTTACCATTTGGATTAATAGTGCAGTTGTTTGTTGCAAACGCCCCCGCATAATCCGTCAACTGCACAACATTGCCAGCCGCCGGGCTAGCAGGTAGCGTGACCGTAACAGCAGCCGACGTGGTGTTTACAGGGTAAGCATTACCAGCAATAGCATTAAAGCTAGTCGACTGAACCGGAACCCACGTAAGCGCCCCCGGTACACGATAGTTAAATGCCGCAAGTTGCTGGGAAGCTGACATTAGTAGTCTCCACCCACTGCATTGATGGCGATAGCAATGTTCGTACCGCCAGCAGCCACCGTCAAGCCTGCATAGATGCGGTATGTGGCGGGGATGTTAAGGCCGCCCAGCGGAAGAGGAAGTGTATAAACCGTATTGGCCGTTGTTCCTGCCGCTGTTACTGCCGTGGCAGGCAAGGTCACTTCACCAAGGAAGATATTATTGCCAGCCGTGGTGTTGACCGACCCGTTATTGATCCAGAACCGCGCCACTGTTGCGCTAGACGTTCCCGATGCAGCCGCGCCGTTAGTAGACGAGAATTTAAGCTGTACCTGATCAATGCGAGACCCATTTGCGCCAGCCGTATAGCACAAGGCCATTGCCGTGCCTGTAGCGTTAGTGCCATCATAAGCACTCGTGCTAGTCATAGCTGTCGAAATGATGGCGTTTAGCGTACCAACATTGGGCGTCTGCGTGAAAATTGGAGTTGATGTGACAGCCATTAGAAGCCTCCGAAGTAATCGGCGAGGAAAATATTACCGCCTGTAGATGTGCCGCCACCACCCGCAGGGGTAGCCCAAGTACCGTCACCACGCCAGAAAGTTGTCGAAGATGCGCCAGTACCGCTATTCAAGTTAGTTACAGGTAGATTGCTTAGCCCAGAAACAGCAGTGCCATTTGATGCGTAATAAGCAATTTGCCCTGTTGTGCCAGAATTTACAAGGCCCGATGCGACAGCCGTGACATTCATGGCAATCGTTTCAACAATATCACCCGCAGATGCTGCGACTGATAAGATAACTGAAGTGCCGTTTGTTGCTGTGTAGTCAGAACCGTTCAGCAATACGCCGTTCATGTAAACTTCGACGTACCCGACGGTATAGGTAAGGCTGAAAGTTGTTTGCCCGCCTGTAGCTGTAAAGCTTGTGCGTACATAACTGCTAGTACTAACAGACGGAGTAGCCCAAGTTGCCGTTGTTCCGTTAGACGTTAGCACATACGTATTTGCACCAATGCCGAGGCGTGTGGCGCTGTTTGTACCGTTACCGATGATCAGATCGCCGGTAGACGTAATTGGCGACAAGGCATTGAATGCCGCAGAAGCCGTTGTTTGACCAGTACCGCCGTATGCGATGCCAATCGCAGAACCGTTCCAAGTTCCCGCGCTAATTGCCCCTGACGAATTGATCGTCATGGCATCCGTAGCGCCCCCATTAACTACAAAATGAATGGAATTTGCAGTGTTCGTACCAATAGCCAAATCGGCGGACGTGGCCGCCAAGAAAACGGCATTAGCCGCTCCCAAAGACCCAGTCCCGGAAAATCCAGAACTGTTCATGCCAAAGTCGCCAAAGAAAGTTGTGGCAGTTGTATTGTTGTTGCCAACCACAAAATCGGTTGAAGCTGCGGCACCAGAACTGCCATTAGCCAAAATTATTTGGGCATAGCTGTTCGTAGAAAGATTGTATGAAGCAAAGATGCCGGTATCGCTGTAAGAAAGCGACCCATATGAGTAGGCTCCGGCAGATAAAGTTCCGGTAATGGTCAAATTTGCAGAAACAGAAGAAAATGCACCCGTGCTTGGGGTTGTTGCCCCAACGCTTGTCCCATTGATCGTGCCACCAGTGATAGCGACAGACGTAGCAGACTGCACCGACATGGTTCCCAAACCGGAAATATCCGTGTTCGGAATAGTAGAAGATGCCGTTAATGCGCTTGTTCCGCTTCCCTTAACGTAACCAGTTAGGGTTGTGGCGCCCGTTCCACCATTAGCTACCCCAAGGGTTCCGGCTAGGGTAATAGCGCCAGTTGCCCCCGTGCTAGGCGTAAGCCCTGTCGTTCCCGCAGAGAACGAAGTTACGCCGCCAGTTGATGCGGCCCATGTCGGCACACCAGAGGCCAACGTGAGCACATAACCATTCGTCCCTGCTGTAAGCTTGGAAAGCGTATTGACAGACGAAGCATATAGAATGTCGCCCGTAGCGTAGGTAGTTTGTCCAGTGCCGCCATTAACCGCACCTAATGTCCCAGCCAATGTAATAGTGCCGGAGCCGGTGATAGGACCACCGCTTGTAGTCAAACCTGTCGTGCCGCCACTGACATTGACGCTTGTAACGGTGCCGCCACCGCCAGACGTGGCGACCCAGCTTGTAATGCCGGTCCCATCTGTAGAAAGCACATATCCATTGGTGCCCGCCGTTGTCGGCAGGGTCATGGTCCAAGTGCCAGCCGCAGCGGCAGACTTTACCGTCACTGCACCAGAAGTGCTTCCAGAAAAGACGGTGCTACCTGCCGTCGTACCTGAAACGCCAAGCGTTAGCGCGCCGCCGCTAATGGTAGCGTTGGCGTTGCCGGATACCGTGGTGCCAGTTGACGCATAATAAGTTAGCTGCCCGGCAGTGCCTGAATTAACCGTGCCGCCGCCGCCGCCGCCGCCGGAGGCCCACTGAGGATTTGCACCTGCCCCTTGGGTCTGAAGCACTTGGCCACTTGTGCCCGGAGCTAGTGAAGACCACGTAGATGCTCCACGATAAAGAATAGTGCCTTGCGCAGACGCACTGTTAATCGCATTGTCGATCATATAAGACAGCGTCTGCCAAGCTGGATTAGCATTTGGCCCGCTGACACTCAGTAATGTGTTCGTGCCTGTGCTAGGCAACGTGGCCCAACTTGTATTCCCTCTGTACAGGGTCATACCCTGCGTCGAGCCAAGGGTATCCAGAATAGAGGTAAGCGTTGCATCTGTAGGAGCTACAGTGCCGCCCGTGATATTGGCTTTGATTGTGTAGGGAGACATTGCCGCCAGATAAGCGTTAGTTACGCCATTGCTGGTTAAGCCAATTGTTCCGGTAGAAGTGATTGTTCCGCCCGATAGGGGGGCGGCTGCGGTAATGCTAGTGATGCCCTGAGCAGGGTAATTGGCATTTACATATGCGCCAATCTGAGAAACCGTCGTGTATTTTGATGTATTGGATTGAACGACGTTAAGCTCTTCAGGCCCCGTAAGAGAAGTTGTTATAGGCAGATTGGGGATAGTTGTGTTCGCCATTTACGGACCCACCTGCGGTATCTGCGTGTAGCCATACGGCAACCCAACAAGAGCCGTAACTATGTTGGTCGTACCCTGCAAAAGGGCACCTGAAGGTATAACACTATTAGTGTTATAGGTAAACGTCATAGGGTTGTTGACGGTGACGCTATAAAAACCCGTGGCGTTAACATTGGAAAGCCCCAAAACAGAAATTTGATCGTTCGTTGAAAGCCCATGCGCTTGAGAACATGTAACCGTAAGCGTTGTAGTTCCATTTGCAGTCACTGATAAGGGCGAAATTTTTACGCCATAATGAACTTTTCCATTCAAAGGCATAACAGCATCTTGCTCTAGCCCAACGGGCGGCCCAATAGGCTGCATGGTCAGATTATAACCGTTCTGCGTGACAATATTGGTTGTTGAGGGGATTGGTATGCCAGTTTTTGCATCATAAACAGTTGGGGCTGACGTTGTAACGTAGTCAGTTTCGGCTGTTGTGAAATCTTGAACGCGCGCATTAACAATAGGCGTCGGGTCAGCAGGCACAATAATTGCGCGTAACTGCTCTTGGGGTGTATCTAAGCAGTCATTGCATACCAAAAACCGCAAATTCTGCAAGGTTGAGCCACGCCAGTCGTATTGCCACTGCAAATCGACGAAATTATAGCGAAATCCACATCGGTCACATATTGCATGTGCCTGCGGCGAGGAAGCGCTTGTTCTGGCCCTACCAGACTGTGAGGCATATGACATGGGTCACGGCCTAAAGTAAGAGCTAATCGTCGGCGAAATATACTGCTGAGCTGTTTCAACATTTTGACGGGCCGCAAGATCGTAGGCTTCATCCGCCAATGGCTTCAAAAGCTGCACTTTTTCCGGGGCCCAGACCATTGCAAGGCGCTGCGCCAGCCCATAAGCAAAAGCTTCAAGAAAGTAATAAGGTATCTCAATTGTCTGGCCGCTGTTTAGGTTAGAATCCTGAACTTGCCTGACGCGATAATACGAAAAAGATACTTCATTGCCATCAGGTACGGGCCAAAGTGTTACGTTTGGCGACAGCAAACGGTCAAACCAAAAGGTTGTTGGGAAACCTTGCTGCTGTTTATTGGGATATGAAGCATATTCAGTGCGGCTAACAGGCATGATAATGCGATTAATGGCGTTTGTCCCTGTCCCGGTCGTGACATAAGCATCAAGCATCGTGATGGTATTGTCTGGAACGGTATATGTAGATGTTCCCTGCACTAGCGTGACAGTTTGCAGATCAACAGTCCACAAATTGACGCCTTCGGAAGACCACCTACCCAACATCATGTTGGCGGCCATACGGGCCGCCTCCATATGCTCTTGAAGAAGACTAGTATTTCGAATGCCGATCAAATTGTAAGCGTACAGCGTGACCTCGCCGAGCGACGGATTATATGAATATGTGCCGCTCGTAGTCATTTAATCCTCACAGTGTACCGTCGTTGGCCACAAGCACACCGCCGATATTGATGCTAACAACAGCAGCAGCGGCTGCACTAGGAGCAATTTGGAACCGCAAATCCGTCCCCGCAGCATATCCAAATGGGAAATGGCGCTGCACTTCATATGAAGTGTTGAATGGCGTTTGAACAATAACACGCTGCGCACCAGATGATAAATTAATAACGGCGCGATAAGTGGTATAGTTTGCGCTATTCCCATTGAATGACGAATAGGCACCGTAACGATAGCCGTAAAATGTATTTCCCGCAGGCACCGTATAAACCGCCATCTGCGATGTTCCGATGCTACCTGTGACGCCATTTATGGTTGCAGTGTTAATCTGTGCATATGTCACGCCGCCGTTGGTCAACGTCACCGTATTAGCTGGGTTTGTGGCGCTTCCTGCCGCAACATACATGCTGTTGATGCGGAAATAAGAATTAGCGGTCGTAACGCCTGTCGCGCCATTAAGAACAAGGTTTTCGGTCAAAACATTGTAATTGGCATCCAAGCCAACAATCGTGATAGTAGCCGTGTCGCCAGTTCCACCAGTCAAGGTCATGGTGGTTGCAGACGTAGGGAACACGTAATCGGTCGTTGTCATATTCTCCCAAACTGTGCGAAATAGGCCAGCCGTAGAAGGAGTAGTCCCATACCCAAAAATATTTGTGGGGGTATGCCAAGTGATCTGACTGCGTGAAACCTGAAGCTCAAAAGGCTCATAACGCCCAACGCGAGTAATCGACTGCGAAACTGCACCAGTTGAGTTGAACGTAGACATTATTAACTCCTTTTGCCAGAACGAGCGGCGGCGGCATTATCGACAAGATTTGGATAAGGTCGGCCAGCAGCGCGAGCCATTGCCTTTGCGGACTGTTTTTGGCTCTTGTCCAAATGCTTTACGCGAGCATCTTTAGGAGCCTCTTTTTCCCAAAATGGACGGTCTTTCAGCATTTGACGTTCCACTTCTTCAAAGCCAAATTGATCCGGCTATTGGGATCATGAGCTGTTTTTGCGGAGGTCAGCTTCTCCTTCATCCCGCACATTCTAGCACGAAAGTTATCCCTGCGGGAACCACCTTCAGGCTGCGGGGCCTTGATGTCATGGCCTTCGGCTTTAAGGGATGCGCGCCCTTTGGCATTCAAGCCACCAGACGGGGATTTACCTTCAGAACGGGTCCAAGCGCCAGACATGTCATCCCTCATGGTAAAACGGGGGCACGTGGCCCCCGCTTATGCGTTCAATGAACGGACAATTACTTGTCCATGCCCATCGTTTCCTTCTCGACCTTATGCCCCTTGGGAGGGGTGCCGTGAAGGGCGGACGTGAACGGATTGGCCTCAGAGCCAGCCCGCCCGCCGGACTTGCGGGGCTTACGGCCCGCATGAGCCATGTGATGCTCGCCGTGAACGTGGCCAACATGCTTGGCGTGAGCCAAGTGCTTGCCATGCTCGTGATGCACGTGGCCACCCAGCTTGCGCTTGGTACGGCCGCCATGCTTCTTGGCATGCATTTCTTCAGCCTCTTCGTCGATATGCTTCGCATTCGTCCGGGGCTCCGGCTTGGTGCGAAGATCCATCGCGGCCTCATCCGTGCCGTGCATGGGAGACTCGATGTCCCCGCCGTGCGCTTTGCGCTTGGCGTGGTGGTGTGCCTTATGACCCTTCATGGTCTACTCCTTAGAAGCCAGAGTACTGGGTGACGCCATACAGACCGGGGTTAGCCGTAGTGGTCATGTATGCCTGCGGTGACTGGCGAATGATCAACTTGTTCGCGCCCGTGGAGGACGTGAAGGCACCATAAGTGCCGCGAACATCGCCCGTTGTCGAAGTAGCCGTAGTGCGGTCACTGGCGACGTAGGTGGTGGCAGCGGTAATTAGCGTGACGCCGGTCAACGACGTAGCGTAGTTGACAAGAACATCGCCAAAGCTATCAGAACGGATCGGGAGCCCGAAGACATCGGTAGTATCGACCGAATAAGCATGGGTCGCATCCGCCGCATTAAGGACGACAGACTTGATGTACTTAAACGCCTTCTTACCAGATACCTGCGAACCGGCAGTGATAGTGATGGCTTCCGTCATCGGGAACCCATAACTGTCGTAGCCGTTCACCGTGGCCGTAGTAGCGGTGGCGCCAGAGGCGGCAGTAACCGCAACAGCGCGACCATACAAGGTCATGGCATTCCAAGCGACATCGCTGGGGGTCTGGGCATTGTTAGGAACAATGCACTGACTGGGGGTCTGGATGGCCAGAACCACCGTACCCGACGTAGCCGTCAGGTTGCCGTTGGTCTGATAAGTGCCCGCAACGCCCTGACCACCTGTACCGGCTGTAAGCTGGTTTGCAACCTGAGTACCGGCCGCAGTTCCCTGCGAAACGGTGCCAGAGGTTGAAACGACAACCATGCCCGGAGCAACCGGCATCGCGCTATTGGCAGTGATGGTCATCACGCCATTAGAGAACGAAGCAGTTACAGAGGTATAGCCGTCAAGCACAACCAGCGGACCAGCATCCACCGCGCCCGTGTCGCCACGGGTCATAGTGGTGGTAACATTGACGCCGGTCGTAGCGGAGCCCGCCGAAACCAGTGTCAAAGTCGCCGAAGTGGCGTTAGCAGACGCGACGATGGCGCCAGCAGCCTTGGTATAGGGCACTGCGTTGATCGTCGTGATGTTGTCAAACCCAAGCCATCCGTAATCGTAAGCCGCCTGCGCCTCACCCGGGAGATAGGTGTAAGCAGCACGGGGGTCCATGATGCCGGCGGCGCCATTGAACATGGACATGCCGCCGACATCAGGATTGTAATCCGTAGGGTTGCTTGGGTTCTGCCCAAACACCATGATCGGACCAGAGAAAGCTGTATTAGCCATTGCGCCTTCTCCTACGGTTACGAGGTGGGGAAGCTGCCGTAGATCGAACGCCAGTTGTAGTAACCGAAGCTATAACGCTCGTAACCCTTGACAAGAAGATTGTCGGTCACAAAGTCGACCTGCATATCGGTTTCAAACCCAATGCGCTCCATATACGACAGACCGTCGATGTTGGTCAGCAAGAACCAAGCATAGGCAGAGGTCAAAAAGTCGTTGACCATGTAACCTTCAGGAAGGCCACCGGCCGTCGTGAGGATCGCATTGACGTCGTTGTCGGCAGTGCCGGGACGCAGTTCCGTCTTCGTCAGGCGGATAGCGACAGGCTCAAGCTGCGGGGGAACAATCAGCTTACGGCCACGAGCGAAGACCTTCAGACCCGCCTGATCCTTGAAGTTCGTGCGGATAGAAATCATCGCATTCAGCAGGGTAGCCTCGTTGAGGTCAACCTGAACCGTAGGCGTATTGGAGACCGTGCCACCGTCGATGGGATGTGAAGCGGAGCAGAGCGCCACGCCGTCACCGCCAACCGCCGAGTTGTACGTCGTCGCAGTGTTGAGAATGTTCGCGCCGTAGATTTCCTTGGTCTGCTGAAAGGACTCAATCAGGCCGAGGTTAGACGGATGGAACTGGGTCTTGTAGAGGTTGTCGTCAATCGCCTTGCGGGTGATCGCGTAACCAAGAGCAATTTCGGTGTGCTCCTGATTGTAGACATAACGCTCACCAGCCGAGTTGTCGAAAGAGGTCTGGCCGCCTTCGGTCTTGAGCTGGGCAAGCCCGAGGTAACGCATTTCAGCGGTACGCTCAAGCGCCAGCTTGGAGTCGTGCTTGGTGAAGATCTTGTCGTACTGAGATGGGATCATCTCGTACTTGCCTTCAATCCCACGGAGACCGGGGAGGAGAAGGTCTTTAATCGCTGAAAGATTAACAGCCATTGGTCCTTACTCCTTAAATACCGGTCAACGACTTGGTCGCTACGTTGTTAAACGCGACGATCACGCTGTTGTAAGCCGTGGTTGTGTCATATCCGTTCTGGCCGGACAGCGGGTTCGTGCCATAAGAGGCATAACCAGCAAGGCCGATGATACGGAAGGGAAGGGTGTTGGTGGTGTTGATCGTGGCAAAATCGGCGTAGTAGGTCGAAAGACCGTTGGCCGTATTGCCGTTGGTGGAGCCGACGCCGAAGCCAATGTTGTTGCCAACCGAAGCGAAGGTGACGGGGCCACCGTTGCCGGACTGGACAATGAACTGAGCGTTCGGGTCCGTGATCACGTAAGCTTCCACGGTGTTGCTGGTATCCGAACCGGGCCAGTAGTTGGACCAGACGGTCCGCTTCTGGGAGGTCGAGAGATACTTACAACCAACGAAGATGCCAGCGATCTGCGTAGAGTTGGACGACGCCTGAGTGATGTAGCCAGTATTGAGCTGGACCACGGGGTCGCCGAAGAAGATAGCAGTAGTATTGCCGGACGCGATATTTGCCGGGGTCTGTTCATACGTCGGGGCGGAACCAGTGCCGCTCCACTGACGGAAACCGAAAGGCGCAGAGGTATTCGCCATGACGGGTTCTCCTTTTTAAGGGAGTTTCCAATCATCGCGCAACGGGGCGACTAGGAAACAGGGTCTGTTATCTCCCCGCAACGGGGGGGAGAAAGCTAATTCAAGCTATGCAACTATTGTACTTGAAAAATATCATAAATGTAAAGGGGGGTAAAATACCCCCCTTTACACTATTCGATTGTAACTCTGCACTCTATTAGAATGCAGAAACGCATTAATCCCTAGGAACGGGAATTGCCGAGTAACTCTTTGAAATCTTTGGCTTTGCTTGCGCATGGTTGCGGGTCAAAGTGCCTTCCGGGGCGGAAGCAAGCTGCTCTTCCTTCTGACGGATTTGGTTACGAGCCCGGCGAAGCTCAATGTCACGAGCCTCTTCCGTAATCTCCAAAGGCCGCTCCATAAGCACCAAACCCTTGCGCTCAATGATCTGATACTTGTTATCATCGGGCATCATTGCAGGATGGCGCGAGGCGGGAACCGGCTCCCATCCCATGCGGGCAAGCTGAACCTGATAAGCAGGGTCTTCCATGCCAACATTGGTCTTGCGCTTCCATTCATAAGACCAGCCGTCCGGGATATATTCGGGCGGGACAAAAAAATCGTCCGTACCACTATCCATATCGCCAATATGGCCACGCAATTCAGCCGCGCGTTTAGCAGCGCGGTCGCGGGGGCTTTCCTTGGGAGCGGCAGAGCGTTCTACTTCGCGGGGCGCTTCATCCTTGACGCGGCCAGCAAGCAAGCTACGGGCGCGCGTAGAAGGTGAGGTTTCGTTCTGTTCCATAGTTTATCTCCTAGTTAAGCTTGCCTTCTTTCTGAAGCGCAAGTTTGTTGAGGGCATAGTCTTTGTCGGTCATTCCCATCATCTGGGCCATTTCCCGTTCGGCAGCGGTCAAAGTAACCCGGTTGGGGTTGCTTCCGGTCCCGGTCCCGCCCCTAGACACAGGGGCAGCAGGTGGAGCAGACCGCTTTTGGGTCACGGTAGCAGTTTCCGCCATCGGATCGTGGTAGACGGGCTCAGGACGACGAATACGCAAGGCATCCTCAACCGTTGCGAAATAATCGTCCGTGTCAGGGGTCAAACCATCAGCCACGGCCAAATTGTGCGCCGCAATCATCTTCTGAAAGAGACGTTGGTCAGTGGCAAATTGCGGATTGTTACGGACCCAAGCCGCAGAACGAGGCGATAGCTGGCTTGCCAATGCCTCCACGGGGTCAATCGGCTGTTGCTGGTAAACAGGAGCTTGCCGAGTCTGCTTTTCAAGGGCGTCTTTGCCGTTCTCCAACTGCAAAAGACGAGCGGCATTGTCAGACATGCGCTGCTGGATCTCAGCAGCACGGTCATAATCGCCGCTAGCCATTGCATCCCGGTATCCAGTCTTTAGATACGCGGTTTCCTGCTGCGTTGTGCTAATCGCATTGGTAATGAGGCTCAGATTAGTATCTGTAACCTCATTTTTAGCCGCATATTCACGTTCTGCGGCCATGCGGGCGCGCTTTTCAGCTTCAGCACGAGCAAGTTTTTCCTGCTCAAGCTGAAATTTAAGCTCACGAATGCCATCTTCAGGCGGAATTTCACGCCGAGATGGCGCATCTTCTGCCTTTACAACTTCAATTTCAGGCTTTTTCGACTCTTCCAAGTCAATTTCGACCTGTTCGTCTTTAATATTGTCTTTTACATCTGACATTTTCTATCTCCTAGAAAATTGTATCGGGTGACGGGGCGCGGCCCCGAATAACTCGGTCATCCAGCATGCGGCACATAGCGCCATTAAGCGTAAGGCCCCAGCCATCTGACGGACGGAAAACAACCCAATCGCCTACCTGCACTTCATCGGCCGGATCAACGAGCGACGATGTTCCTTTCTTGACGACAAGGCCCATTTTGCCCTGCCACTTGTCTTCATCACGGTAATTATCGGTAAGGAAAATTCCTGACGAAGTTTTTTGCGGGCGAATGTAAATTGCAACTAAGACTTGATTGCCAAATAGTTCCAACTTGGAAATATCGCCGATAGACTTTAGAAGCTCTTCCTTGGGGTCGAGCAAATGATCCATTATAAGCGCCATGATATAGTCCCCTCTTACCTATGTTGATTGACGTAAAGACGCGCTTCTTCGCAAAACTCTAAAGCTTTGCGAAGGCCCGCTATCTCTCCGACAAGTTTCATGTAGTGTGCGTAATCTGTTACGCCCATGCCGTGACCGGCGTTCTCAAGTAACCGTTCCACTTCCGCAATTATAGTTTTCTGCAGCTCATGCTCAAACATGTCGCTGTAAGTTAACATTCAACCACCCCTCTGGTTGCCCTCCCCTTGGATTAACGGCCGGTGAGTGGGAGAGGGGCCACACCCACCGGCCTTACTTGGCGCTACGCAAAACTTAGCGCCAAATTCCTTACCGCGACTTAGGCGGCTTCAAGCCGTACTCGGCAACCTTCTCAAGCCGACCTTCGCCACTGCCCGCGCCGTACTTCATCTTGGGATAGGTGCGGCCACCGGACTTGCGGCCCTGAAGGAGCTGAGCGAGACCGGGCGGAAGACCGGGCGGCATTCCACCGGGAGCGCCGCCGGGAGGCGGGCCGCCAGCACCGGGAGGAGGGCCCATAGGCGGGCCACCCGGAGGCATACCCATCGGAGGCGGAGCGCCAGCACCGGGAGGAGGAGAAGGCGGACCACCGGGGGGCGGGCCCATCTGGGGGCGCATACCCATCGGGGGCTGGCCGCCGCCAATGTTGATATGGATTGCAGTCTTACCGGTCTTTCCGCCATGCTTGCGAGCCAAACGTCCGCCAGTCGGGCGGGTTCCTTCCAATTCACCGTCAGAAACGGACATGCCAGCCTTACCGCCGCGCTTCAGCCCCTTCATGGACTGTTGCCTATCGTGCTTTTCGTCCATCTTGGACGCTTCCCACGCCTTCATGGACATGCCATGCTTCTTGGCCAGTTTCTTGTCCTGCGCTTCGTCCTTGGCAGAACCTTCAAACTTAGCCGCGCCGCCCTTCTTGAGGGAGATCAGCCCCTTCTGGCCGCCGGGGCCATTCTGCATGCCATAAATGCCAGATGTGGGGACGTTAATCTTATTAACATCGCCGGGGCCGCCAACCATCGGGCCGCCATCCATCTTATGCGCTGCGCCACCCTTCTTCATGGGGCGAAGCATCGGGGGGGCCATAGGAGCCGCACCAGCGCGAGGGGGCATTCCACGTCCCGCAGCAGCCTGACGAGCGCCCAGCATAGCGGCAACCTTAGCCCCACGGCCCGGCATCATTCCGCCGTCCATCTTATGAGCCCGGCCGCCCTTCTTCATGCCGCCATCGTGCTTTTCACCATCGCGGTATTCGTTGGCCTTCTTCACGTCGCGATTAATAAGACGATCAACAGGAGGCATAATCGCCTTGCCGCCAGCCTTACGCGGCTTGCGACCGGCATGTCCCACATGCATCTCGCCCTTAACCTTGCCGCCCTTCTTGAACTGGCGCGGAGACACCGGGCGCATGCCGGTCTTCACGTCGGCATCAAGAGCATCCGGCGGGGTGTAATCGCTGGCGTCTACACGCATCTTGGGGTCGGTTCTAACAAGGCGTTCTGCCTTGGCTTTATTGGCCGCTCGCGCGGACTTACTGGCTACAGACATGGGAGTACTCCTTAGCGGCGTCCCGCTTGCTGCTTTGCTATTCTCACGGCTCTCTGAGCAGCTTCAGGGCCGAATGGGATGGTGCCGCCGCAGGCAAACGAGCCAAAATCAAGACCAAAGTTTTGCATAACATTTGGGTCAACACTGACACCGTTGTTAAACCCACCGCTGGGGACACCGCCACTACTTGGCGTTATAGTAGGGTTAACTATATTGAGTCCGTTCAGCCCAAAGTTAAGGAAGTCAGTTCCGGGGTTGCTATTAAGCATATTCATTATGTTTTGATTGCCGCCAACGCCCGTTTGATCAATGATCGGTTGCGTCACTGACGTATCAATCATTGGCATGTCAGTGCTAGTCGCCGCCTTTTGGTTGGTAGCAGCAGCAGCAGCAGCAGCGGCATCTGCGGCTTTTTTGGCGGCATACTGTTGGAACGTGGGGTCCGACATCATGCCAGATTTAGTTTTTGCGATTTCTGTTTGATCATCAGAAGATAATGAAGATGGATTATTAAAATAATTATGGAACATCTGGGCAGTAGCCTGACGATCTTCCAAGGTTTTACTAAGATTTTTGGGGGTTTCGTATTGATCACCAAAAATTTGCGTTGCTTTATTTAAGTTATTACCAGCACCAATAAGTCCCTTATAGGCATCCGCATATTCTGGATTTTGCGTCAATTCGTAAACAGCAAACCGGTCTTGCCCCTCGGTACTATTGGGATCATAGCCGTATGCTTGTGCAAAATCGAACAAGCCCATCTTGTTCTGACCGGCATTAGGATTGGTTAAGCGTGTTCCGCCCCACATGGCAGCGCCATAACCTGTAGGCATGTTGTTTGCATCGAAAATTGGCGTCCCATTAGCCGCGCCATTACTTGTTTGCATTTGATTTGGATTATTAAAGCTTTCAATCCCATAATTTCCCATCATTGCAGCAGCAATTGTAGGATTTAATGCTTTTGACAAAAACGCATAACGGGCATCAAGTGGGTTGTCATACTGACTATAATCAAAATTTTGCAAATATATGGGCTTCCTTGGAGGCTGCGGGATATTATCCCCATAGCTTTGAACAGCCCCGGTGCTTTTCATAGTATCAGATTTGGCTACAGCCAAAGGATCTTGTGCAGCTTGACTGAATGATTGCTGGATCTGGTCCAACGACATGCCGTTCTTCGCTTGATCCATCCAATAAGATAGGCCAGCGGGATCAGCTTCGCGCTGAATGCCCGGAGTTGTCTTATACAAATTTTGAATGTCAGATTCGGTCACGGGGCCCGGAGTCGGCGCGCCATAGTTTTGAACCGCCCCTACCTGCTCCATGCTTGCGGCTTTAGCTTGCTGCAAGGGGTCTTGAGCGGCTTGCTGGAACTGGGACTGCATTTGGTCCAAAGATATGCCATTCGCAGCTTGCTTCTGCCAGTATGCCATGCCTTCAGGGTCAGAAGAACGCTTGGCAACTGTCGCATATAGGTTTTCAATATCGGACTGCGATATGCCGGGAGCCTGCGTATTTGTGGCGGGCGCGGCAGTAACCTCCGCAGCGGGTGCAGCAGCAACTTGAACCGGCGCAGCATCCTTCTTCGCAACAGGAGTGCCGCCATCATCATAATGACGACGACGCTTAGCTGTCAGAAGTGCGCTGCGGATCGGGTTCATCAATCTTCCCCGCTCTTGAGGCCCGGCTCATTAGCTTCAAGCCGGTTGATCATGTCCTGCGGCAGCATTTGATGGATGACGCCAAGGCCCTGTGGGTTGGCGGCGGCATCCTCTGCCAGCTTAACAGCAGCCAGACGCTCACGGCTTTCGCGGTCTCGCTTGCGGTTGACGGCATCCAGTTCAGCGTCTTCCTGCTTCTGCATCATTTCCTGACGACGAAGCTGAATGTCGGCCATCTTCATGGGATCGCCGCCCTGCTCCATCTGAGCATTGGCTTTAATCTCATTGGCCTGCGCCTGTTTAAGCTGTATCTCAGCCTGCGCTAGGGCGGCCTTGATCTGCGTGTCTGCCTGTTTGCCCTGCACGTCCTGCGGATGCTGGGCATTCTGCCTCGGCGTCTGCTGCGCCTTGGCATGGAGATCAGCGGCCTGCGCTTCGCCCACCATCTTCTTAGTGTCGCTATCCTGCTTCTTCAGCAAAATGTCCGCGACCGCCTGCAAAATGGCGGGGTTAGACATGATCATCTGCTGAATGTCCGGTGGCTTGGGCTGCGTAAAGAACTGCTCAGGGTTGTTCCAGCCCATCGCCTGCATGGCGTCCGTGATTACGGTTTTCTTGTCGAACAGTTCAGGCGCAGACGCCATAATCTGCATCAAGCCGGAGATTTTCATCATGCGCTGCGTATGGCTGGCCGTGTTCGGATCAGCCTGCGGCGTCAGTTCATAGTCATCAATTGCTTTCAAAAACGTCTGTTCGTCCCAGTCATGGGCAGGCTTCTTATTGCGCTGCCAGAAGCTGCTGGGGTTGTCTTTGAAAGTCCTGATCAATAGCCGGAATTCCTCGGCTTGCGCGGCATGCATGCGCTTATGAACCGCATTCATGACCTTAGTAGCTTGATCAATCATAGCCAGCGTGGTGCCCACAGGAGCATCGGCACGACCCTCGCCAACCTGCTGCTCGCTGGTTCCGCCAATCCGCATGCCGGTCTGAGCCATATTGTCTACGAGCGCCATCAGCGCCTGAGACGGCGGCTGATAGGGCAAAGGCATTATGGCTTGATTGATTGGTAGACCGCCTGTTTTAACAAGCGCACCTCCGCCCGGAGGCACACGGAAAATATTCGTATTCTGACGCGCGCCGGTATCAGCCATGAGAAAACCGGGGAAGTTGGAATACATTCCTGCATCAAGTAGCTCACGCCACGCAGCAGTAATAGCATTAGTCGTATTGCCAAGTATCTGAAGAAGTCCAACATCGTAGAACCCCAATCCCGGCACAAACGAATATTTGACGAAGTTTACCCGTGCCTCGGGCAAATCTTCATCTTCATCAAAGTTGCGAACGATGCTTAGGATTTGCTTTGACGATACGTCGATTGTTACGCGGTAAGGTATCTCAAGACCAGATACCTTTCCCTTGTACTGATGTTCAAAGCCCGCAATATCAAGCTCGCAGTAGATTTCGTAAATCTCGCGGTCACGATCCTCGGGGTTGCTATCCGACTGCATAATGCCCTGCTGGGCCTTCTTTTCAAGCTGGAGGCTGTCGAGCTTAGGTGCTTTGGCCTGCGATAGGTCCGTGTCCTTGTACACGCCAAGGATTTGCAGGCGGCGGACAATGCTGGGCCGCATGAGGCTACGATGCGTAATGCGCTTGGCGTTACGCAGATCGGTTGCGGCGTTGTTGACGATCAAGTCGTCGGCATCCACCGTCTCAGAAACGGGGCGATTTCGTAACGGACAATAGTAAACCTTTTTGAACGCGGTGCCGCCAAAGCCCAGCATCAGCAACATGCGGTCGGTATCAGGATAATATTCCGTAGCAGTCGCAGTCAGAAAGTGGTTAAGGTCGCGCTCAAGCGCATCGCCAAGGCGGTCTTCTGCTACCGTAGCCCGGTTGTCGTCGTTGCGGATCTTGACTGGGCCATCGGTCGGAAGCAGCTCGGAGCGGGCATTGGCCTGAAAGCGCAGCACAGCCTCAAGCAGCAGCGGATGGCGAACCTTGGACATCCCCTCCACCGGAGCGCCGTCAGAAGCCCCCTGAAGTCCGGGGATTTCGATCTTGAGGCCAAGCAGCTTGATGCCAAGGGCGCGGTTTTCAATCCAGTCCTTGCGGCTGTCGATGTCGTCGCGGACGCCCTTCAACAGGTCGTCGCTAATCCGGTGCAGCTCCATCTGGTCGATCTTATCGACAAGATTGTCGAACCAATCGCCGGGGGCTTCGCTCGCCGCCTCGTCAAGGGGCTTACCATCAAGGCTAATTGAGATTGACCCATCGCCGTGCTCGATCTCTAGCACGTTGCCCTTTTGGTCCATAACTGGCGTGTCGCCGTTCTCCACCATCTCAATCTGGATGGCAGGCTCGGCTTCAGGCGCCAATTGGCGGATATTTGGCACAAGGCCGGGCGTCATCGGCATAGGTTAATCCTCTGAAAGGCCTAGCTTTTCCATCTCTTCGACGAAACGGCGTATGCCTTCTTGCGCAGCAAGTGTATCCGAATTTGCATTGATTTCATAGCGCCTGATAAAATCGTGAGGCGGCTTGCCCCAAACTTCAACCTTAAAGCGTCCCATCTTTACTGGAGTTGCTTCAATTATGACGTCAACGATGGCGTTTGCATATACTCTGTTCATGACCTGCTCATACAATGATAATGTTGAACAAATGTTATAACGCATTATTCTTTCTCGACTACCTTTAATTCTGCTGTCGAAGGCGTCTTGATGCTCATACTCAGTTTGCGCATCATAGTAAAGGTCAAGTCCTTGGTCGGTTGGTCTTCGCAAGCCTCGGCAAACTTTGCCAAATGAACAAAAGCGTAGGCCCTCTGGGCTACCGGGTCTTCGAAGATGGGCATGTCTTCGTCCACAAGCTCAACAATGTCGTTGTCATTCCCGTTCATGTGTCGGCATCTCCGGTGTGAACCAATCGTGGTCATCGACGGGCAGCTTATGAGTCCGCATGTAATGAATGCTGGGCTCGCGATGGAATGCTCGGTGCCGGTCGCGTTCAAGATCCCGAATGCGGTCCTCCATTCGGGCGATCTTCAAGTTGACCAGTATCAACTCGCGGGCCATGGCATTTTCAGTGTCCATCACCCCGTGTTTGACGCGGAACTCCATACGTAGATCCTCCGCGAAGGGGTGAAGGGCATCCATCTTCATCCATATTGTTCCTGCAAAGTAACCATGTCGATAAATCGGTGAGAGACAATGTGGCCAGAACGGATGCCTATGTCAAAGATACCGTAACTCCACCCAGAAGTAGCAGTTCCGGCATATTTGGCAATATACCCATTTGGCATTGCGGAGCCTAAGTTAAGCACCTCAATCGAATTATTGATCCCGATCTTCGGCGCTTTGCGGAACGACGCCCGGTGCGTGTGGCCAAAGACAATAGAGTGGGTCGCATGGTTCGCTATCTGGTTTTCGCTGTTCTGCCCGCCGTATGGTTTCCCCATAATATTTTTGGGGACGTGGGTGAAACCGACTCCATCTACGAAAAGCCACTGCCCGTATGGGTGCAACCGCCAACGATACCGGGCGCATAACTCCTCCAACTGTATATACATTGTGCCTACATTTTCGGGGTTCTTGTTCTCGAACCGCGCGATCCGGTCTTCGTGATTTCCGGCTGTAAGCTCCATCGGAATGGCCAAATCTTTAATTTCTTTGAAGAAAGCGCACATGGCTTCTTCGCAGCTTTCAAGGTCCGCCTTGAAGCTAGGCCGCATGGCATGGCTAACGCTGCCCGGCGTTTCATGAGTTGACACCGAATCCCACGAGGCAAAATCGCCAATGTGGACGATCCGGTTTGGTAGGGTGGCGGCGCAGTGTCGAGCAATCCATTTGAACCGGTCCTTGGGCATGCCCGGTTGGTCATGCGTATCGCCGATGGCGACGACCCTTGTCACATCATCTCGGCCAGCAATGTAGCGCGGGCGGATAGTGTTGAAGGAGGCGACTTTGCGCCGAAGAGCTTCGACCTCTTCCTCCAGCTCAGTCACCTTCAGCACGGTCTCGGACACTTTGAGTTCTTTCCCGTATTTGAGTTTGGATCGGAGCGTACTGTGCGCGACGCCAAGGAAATCAGCGGCCCTTTTGATGGTTCCGTATTTATCGCGAAGCTCTATAAGCTGCTTTGGCTGGAGATACATGGGTTGGTTTCCCTGTGTGCCAAAACCGCCGTAACACACATTTGTGACCTTTTTACTTTATTTTCTAAACTTCGTATAGCGGAGCGGGCGATTTGCCGTAATTCTTCTTTCCTTCGTTGATCTCAGCGATGCGTTCCGGGCTTCGGGTCAGGAGGCCTAGGTCGCGCATATGGCGTAGCGCCATGCTGACCGTATCCACCAAGTCATCATGCTTGCCACGCGGGAAGACGCTGACCTGCCGAATGACTTGCTCGGCCCATGTGGTATTAGGGGCATAGACCATGCCTTCAGCAAATAGATGCTGGACGCTGTAGAGGCGCCCCAGCTTGTCGATGCTTTTCGGGTCGTACATCTGGACTGAAAAGTCTTCGTGCCGGAACAGGCGCCGCAGCTCTTGAGCTACGCTGTGGCCTGCGGCCTTGTTCTCGACCAGTAGCTTATCCACTTTGAGCTGCTTGCAGTCTTTGGCGACCTTCTGGACCAGATCGTGCAGCTCAAGTCGCTCGGCCCAGCCATGCATGATGATCACGCGGGGCACGGCGTCGAGGTCAGATCCGTAGTAGGAGTTGATCGGCGTGTCATGGGCGCGGCCGTAGCGGTCAACGCTGCGGGTCGCGCGGATATTGGGATCGCCGTAGAACACGCCCCAAATGGTCATGGCGCTGAAGTCGCCGCGCTCCTCTGCTTTGGAGCTGTAGGCAGTGTCGAGGCTGGCCACGACAAAATCGAGGGGCGGGAAGTCGGGCTGCTCCCAGAGCTGCCACCACTGGTCTTTGATGACGCCACCACCGCGAGGCGTCGGGGTCTGCTGGTGCTGCGAGGCGACTGCGTATGGACCCATCGCCGCTTCGTCGCGGTCTACGACCTCGGGCGGGAAACGCTGCGGGAATAAAAGCTCGCCTTCCTGTTCTCGAACGTCTGTGTAGCCCAGCTTAGTCGGCACGTCCTTGCGCCACGCTTCGAAGCGCATGGGCAAACAGATGTGGTCGTAGACGCCCTTGAAGCCTTTGCGGTCGAGAACGACGCCGCTGACGTCTTCTTCGTGCAGGCGCTGCATGATGATGACGATGGCGCTGGTCTTTGGGTTGTTGAGGCGGGTCGGGACGGCTTCAGTGAACCACTCCAAAGTGGTCGCTCGCATCGCATCGCTATTAGCAGACTCGACGCTGTGCGGATCGTCAATCAGCACCCGGTCGCCACGAGAGCCCGTGATCGACCCGGCGGCCAGCGCCTCGCGGAACCCGGTCGCGGTATTCTCAAACTTGGTCTTGGCATTCTGATCGCCGGTCAGCGTCACCCGATCGCCCCAGCGTTCCTGATACCAATCGCTGGTAACAAGGCGGCGCATCTTGGTGCTATCGCGGATCGCAAGGCCCTGCTGATGGGCGGCGCAAATGTAGCGCATGTGAGGCATATTCTTAGGCCCCCATTCCCATGAGGGCCAGAATATATTCACGATCATGGATTTCATAGTCCCCGGAGGGACATTGATCAGCAGGCGATTGTAAGGCGATCCGTCCTCAAGCTCATGACCATCTGTGATCGCCTCAAGGTGGGCGGCAATGAGATCTATGTGCCAATTATGTATGTACGGCTGGCCGGGTTCGACGACGTGCCACGCTCGCTTGATGAACTCAGCAAGCGACAGCTCGCACCGCCGCTTCTGGATCGCCATCAGGCTTGCCTTGCCGTCGATGTCGCGGGGTAAATCGATCTTACCCATTGTCGATGCGCCGCTTGGCTATCTCGAAATAGGTTTCGTCCCGCTCGATGCCAATGAAGCCGAAGCCCTCGCGCTTGGCCGCTTTGCCGGTTGAGCCTGAGCCCATGAACGGGTCGAGGATGATGCCGCCCGGCTGCGTGACAAGGCGGCAAAGGTAGCGCATGAGATCGGTGGGTTTGACTGTGGGATGAGTATTTCGATACTGCGTGTCGCGACCTTCACTCAGGCTAGACGGTTTGCCGCTCGTGCCATTGGCAGTTTGAAACTGAACAAACGCCTGCGGGTCGTTCGTCAACCCTTCGTCCCGATCCTTTTTGCTGGTCTTGGCGCAGTAGAAGAAGCGGGCGGCGGAGCCGGTGTCGCGATAATCGTGAGTTACTTTGCCATCACCTTGACCATAGCTAGTTGCTATATGATTGGTGCCGCGCTTAGGATTGTTTGGGTTGCCATTGGCTCTTGCGCTATTGGCTTCAGGAAACAAATCAAGCACCATCTGCGAGCCGTCATGGATCAAGTTGGCGGGCCAGCGGCCTTGTGCACCGTTTGGAGTTGTCTGCCCCATTTGATATTGTCCCGGACGATACCCCGCTTCTGCGAGCGCCGCGTTTCTGCGGTCAACACCGCTGGGCGTTGTGTTTACAAAGTTCCCAACCCTACACCTGTCCACATTGATCGCCCCCGTCCCATGCGCCAGCACATTCGCCGCCACCGTCCCGATCAGCGGCTTGCGGGCGACTGTGATGGGTTCTAGCGCGGGCTTGAGGGCGGTTCCCCAGCCATCCCATTGCTGGGCGGCTTCGGTGGCGGGGGATGTGATGCTTGCCGCTCCAGTGTTACCCCCTTGATAAACACCGTCATAGCCAACACCTGAAATGGCCCGATGATTTGGGTTTGGAGAAACAACCTCTCGCTCCGCCCCCGCCGCCTTATCAATCGCCTTGCTCACATCCAAGGACTTCGGGAACCCGGACCCATAAACCCAAGCGATCATGTCGCGGATTTCAAAGCCTGCGTCTTCAATCCGAACGGCCATGCGGTGCTGAGTGCGTGTCCCGGCAAACGCCAGCAGATACCCGCCCGGCTTCAAGACGCGCAGGCATTCGGCCCATATTTCGACGGACGGAACATCGTAGTCCCACTTCTTGCCCATGAAGGACAGGCCGTAAGGCGGATCGGTCACGATGGCGTCTACGCAGCCGTCAGGCAGCTCGCGCATCCGCTCTAGGCAGTCGCCTAGCAGAAGATCAATCTTTCCCATCGTCGCCCATTGTGGACAGCAGCGCGATCTCTAGCGCCTCAAGCTGTTCATCATCCAAATCAGACACGTCGAGCGTCCGCAGCGTCACTGCCTGCTGGATAGGCCCGCCGTTCGCGCCAGTGATCTCGCGCCGTTCAGCGTAATCCTCACGAAACCGTGAAGCGACATTCTTGTGCCAAAGCGCGGCGTTGAAGTCGCGGTTTTTGAGATGCGCCCGCGCTTCTTCCTCCCACCAGCACTGAGATTGTTCGAGCGCGCGCGTAAGAGCAATGCGAAATTCAGGAAATTCTTCCTTCCACCGCATCAAAGAAGCTTTATCATGCCCCGTTTTTACGGCCATCTGCGTGAAGCTTTTTCCCTCTTTTCCACACTCAAGCACAAGTTCGCAGAACTCGGGGCGATACTCAGTCGGCCGACCGCGCTTTAACAAATCCTCTGGCGCTTTCTTTTTGGTCATTCAATCATCTCTCATAAGCGTGTGTAGATATGCCTCAAGCAATTCGTCGTCGATCTCTTCGGTATCGAATTCAGGAGCTTCTTCCTCCTGATCGAGCTGCCAAAAGATTTCGCGCAAAGCCTGAGCCTCAAGCTCGTCTCTCCAAGGATCAGCGGGATGCATGGTCATGTCGGGTCTCCATATAAAGAGAATAAGCGACCACGAAAAAAAATGCAAGAAAGTGAAAATAATTGGGAAAATGCTATTGACCCTGCAATGGTTGCGGATGTACAAAGGGGTCGTCAACAACGCAGTGACTAACGGAGCAAGCAAATGTCCAACCTCTCAAGCCTCGCCGACAACTACGCCAGCCTCGACGCCCAGATCAAGGAGCTTACCAAGAAGCGCGACGCCATCAAGGCGCTGATCCTTGAGACTGGCGAGAACGTCATCCACGGCGCAAACGCCATCGTGAAGGTCTCCGAGAGCTTTCCGATCACCTTCAGCAAGGATCTCGCCGAAACTCTCCTGAGCGCCGAGGACTTCCGCCGCTGCCATGCCACGGCAATTAAGCCTACGATACGCTTGAGCGTAACGGCGACAGCTAAGGCTTTCGCATAAAAATAATTGCAGGGTGCGTTTGACATCCTGCAACCATTGCTTTTATGTACATACATCGACGCACTAACCAACGGAGCAAACAAATGACCTTCAACTTCTTCACCCTCGGCGAAACCACCCCCTGCCTCACCTTCGTGGCTTCCGGCACCTACCTTTGGGATGAAATGTGCGAGGCTATCGCCAACCATGTGCTGGGTTCTGACCTCTATTCCGAAGCGCCTGCCCGCGACATCGTTGACCTCGTGGAAATGCAGACCACCGACGAGTCCGAGTATGTTGAGGCCATTTACATCAGCGGCAAGCTTGTTGGTTCTCTGGCCAATCCATTTTGGCTGGACGCCAGCGAGTACTTCAAAATCTGACTTAACCGGGGGGTTCCTAAAAGTTCCCCCCATAACTTAACGGAACGCACAAAATGACCACTACTTATAAAATCATCGTAAGCTTGAACGCTTATTCCCCCCATAAAAGCTGGGATTGGTGTGCCGTCACCGACGATTACGACGGGCAAGAAACTGATCCTATTGGCTATGGCCCTACCGCAGCAGATGCTGTCGCCATCTTGATGGAACAACTTGAGGACCGCGAACAATGAGTGGCCTTACCCTCCCCGAACCAACAGATGAACTTTGCAGCTTCCACAACCCGGAGTTGTGGTCGTTATTTTGCCTGTACCGCCATCGGCCTTATGAACCTAGCTATGTCTGGACTGAAGCGGCCGTTGTTGACGCGCTCAAGTATTTGGAACCAAAATCATGACACCCCTTAAAATATTCATGTTGAAGCATGGTTTGACCATCCCTGATCTGTGTCTCGTGACAGGCGCTAGTCACAGGATGGTGGGATACTGGAGGTCGGGCCACTGGCCTCCGCCCCGGTGGTTGCAGATCTTCATGGCGGCAATGGACGATGAGTTGATAACGCCAGCTTGGCTATTAACTCATTTAAGGAGCATGGAGCTTCATGATGAACACCGAGTTGATGAAGGAAGAGGTTGAAGCCATTTTCAATACGGCGGCGGAAAAAGCTTGTGAAGTCATCGACAAGTTTACCGCCGCAGAAGAGTACGTTGAAGGGTTGGCATCCTTCCCCATTGAGTACAACTATGGCGAATACCCCGATGACGGCGAGGCGGGTGAGCCCATTGACGACCCTATGGTGCTGCGCGTCATCGACCCTGAGCATGACTATGGCGAGCCTTCTGCCAAGTACGAGATCAACCTGCGTGATGTCGTAAGGAACTTGATTGACGGTTTCATCAATGTTGAAACCGATGTCATCGACGGTGAAGAATTTCCTCCCATCATCGTAAAGATCCGCGACGGGTTCCTTGAGCTTGCCGCCATGCTTACCGATGCCCTCGGTGAGAATGATAAGGTCGAGGGATGAGCCTCTAGGAAGCCCGCTGACAGCTTTTAAGGCCCGGTGGCTACCTCCGGGCCTTTTTTGCGTCGAAGGCCATCAGGCGGCCTCCGTAGCCCCGTTAAAACGGTGGATTGTCACGGAAGGACTCTGTGTCGTCAATTTTTACCCGACTATGGGGTACGGCGTCTAACGGGTCAGCGATGTGGGTGCGGACATACTCGACTTGGGCGCCCGGAAACTCCTCCTTGACCTTTGCAAGGGAAGGAAACCCATCAATGAGCCGGGCAATCTCGTCGAGCGTGTAAACTTTCACATGCCGACCGCTGGCCGTCACAGCCCTTGCGTCGCCAATCGTCTTTACGAGGGCGTAGACGGCTCCTGAGCCAGTCGTGCACTCCCACACCTCCGGGCTAAGACTTAGCGCCCCAGCGGCCTCCGCAGCCGCGTCTAGCGCCCTCCAAGCAATCGACATGCGCTTGGCCTCCCGGATCACGTCCTGAAGCTCGCCGTGCCACAGCGCCTGATTGAGCAGATAGCGTTGCCGGTCGAACTTCTCGCGCAGCGCCGGGTCGACGAGAAGCCGCAGCCGCCCCACCCCCCACTTGGCCTCCATGCCAATCGCCACGAGATCATTTTCATCAACCTCGGCTTGGCCGGAAATGAAAGACCCCACCGTGCTTTGCCAAGCTGGAGCTGCCATGTCCGACGTGGGGGAACCGAAACTGAACTTTTTATTCGCGCTTTTGGACTTCGCCGATTTCTTTGCATTGCTCATGTTGAATTTCCTTGTTCGTTTTTGAGTTCAAACAGACTTGCTTCAGGGGGGCGGCGGAGGTCCGCCACCCTATACGAAGTATAGGGGTTAACCTCCGCTACACTCCCGCAACTTTATTCAATGTTTTCAGGCACTTAACTTCCAACCTCCGCAAACCTCCGTTTTGACCTCCGTCTAATGATTTCAATGACTTAGCTGGTCAACCTCCGCAACCTCCGCAACCTCCGTAAGGGGGTTTTGGGAGGATTTAGTCGATGCTCCCAATCACTTTTAGGCCCTGCAATTTAGTAGATTTGTCCCTCATTTCATAGCTCAAAACTTCATTTTGGAGCCACTGCTGGACCATATATTCGGCAGTTTTTTCAGGAATATCAAACTGGCTTTTGATGATGGCGGGAGCAAAACGGCCCTTCATTTTGCTCTGGGGAGCGATGGACCAAGGCTTGCCCGCTACCCACGCCTTGCCAATCTCACCAAGAATTTTTTTGCACACTTCCTTCGAAGGCCAAATAGATTTGTCCTTGGCTTGATGGTCCCGCGACACAGCGACCAAACTTTTAGTGCCTTTGATGTCGCCAACGCCGACCTCAAGAAGCTCAAACGCTTGCTTCCAACCGTCAGCCGCCGCCTTGATCTTTTTAGCCGTTATGGTGCCGATGGTGTCGCCTTCATCGCGTTCGATTTGGGCAAGGAAGTCACCTGCGCCATCAAAGACCGTAGAGCCGCGCATATTGCCCTGACGTGACGTATGATGGACGCCAATGACTGTCGCGCCAAAGACCTCTCGGACGGCATCGCAGGCTCGGATAAAGAGCGTCATATCTTTTTGTAGGTTTTCGTCTGCGCCCGGTAACACGCGGCTGACGGTATCGACGACAACCATGACGGGAAGTTCACCCAAACTATGGGTTAACTGATTGATCGTCGCCAGCAACTTGTTGATGTCGGACTCCAGCATGAAGTTAATAGTCTGGCGAATGAGGTAGAAGGGCGCGTCATCAGCCTTAACGACATGGTGGTTTTCCCATGCTTTGAGACGGAATTTGAAGTCTCCAACGCCCTCGCTGCTGATGTAGATGACCGGTCCTTTGCGGACAATGTCGCGACCAAACCAGTCTGGCAACCCACACGCTATTGCCAAGGACAAACCTTGAGTTAGGAAGGACTTGCCGCATCCGGGCGGTCCAAAGACAAACCCAAGGCCACGGTCAATGATGAAATTCCTGACAACCCAATCAGGATCTGGGAGGTTTTTGATTTCCATCACAGAAAGAAGCTCAAACAAAGGAGAGGGTTGGGGTAGCGTACCAGCAGCGGCGACACCGGCCATGAATGGTTCACGATTTGCATCTTTTCGATTTTCCCTTGGTTGTTTAATTACGCCTGCATGAGCTTTGATTTTAGTATCCCACTGGGATAGTGCAGCTATAACCTTATCAGTCAAAAGACTAATACCGCGCCCCTCACGTTCTAATAGATCAGAGTTAGATGTTCCGGGTTCGGATATTCTGGACCTGACCTTTTGTTCATAAATTATGAACGTGCTGCTGATTATCTGGTCTATATCAGCCTTTGATGGCAGAATTTCGTTCTGCCTATATTGGTCAACTACTCTTGCCCAAACAAGGCGAGACATGAAATCTTCGCGGCCGTCTACCATCCGGCCAAACCCATCAAGGGAATGTGTCGGAGACTTGGTTCGTTCTGAGGGTGAGTTTATGGTAGTTTTTGCCCCATATTGCCGCGCAAGATTAATGATCTGATCGCATAGCCACCTTGGAGCCGTAGCTATTTCGACATTCCAAGGTTCAAACCCCTGCTTCCATCTATAGAGCTGTCCACTCTGGTGCATGGATGGGGGCATCATGGCGAACCCGCCCTGCCCTCTGATGTCTACACCAATAGGGGTTTTGCAAGTTGGGGGAACCCAGCCAAGAGGCGCGCGGAAGAAAAGCTGAATGCCGCCGCCGCCCGTGATTTGCTCAGCGGTTTCAAGCTCGCCTGCCTTTTGCTGCAGGTCTAGCATCTCATACCACCAAGCCTGCGCATCCGCTGTCTTGTGAAGGTCAAGATCAATCACAAATACGCCAGCCGAACATGCGCCGGTAATCAGGCCCATGTTATTGCGCTTGATATGTTCACCCCCTTCGCCATACCACTCTTCGAAAGTTTGGTCTGACGTTATTTCTGATTCGAAAGAGCGCCACTTTTGCAGTGCTGGCCTCTTCCATGATTTATGCTCTGACGGCCTGATGGCCGGGACGACTTGAATGCTCAAGTCTCTGTACATGCGCGCCCAATCTGTTGGGGCGGCGTATTCTGGGTTAAACATGTGTGCTCCCGTTTATTTTGTCGCTGCGTACCAAGCCATGAGCGCGGCATCTGCCCGCCCATCATCTTTTTTTCTTGAAAACAAAGCCGCATAGTTAGGGAAAAGCTCAGACGCCCTCAAACGAGACCCATCCTTGCCTCCCCTAACACCTGCGGCCTTCTGCCACGCCTGCGGGCTTACAATCGTCACGCTTATGGACAGCGCAGCCAATACGCCCTCAACAATACCGACGCTGCGCCCAAAAGAGAAAACGCTTGTAACACCTTGCCCCGGCATCGCGCCGACGCGCTCTAGCACGGCCTCATCTGTCGCCACGACGGGGAACAGATTTGCAAGTGCATAAGCATTGATTTCATTCTTCTTTTTACCGTTCCGAGTGACTTCAACAGTGGGCATATCGTGCACGATAAGAAGCCCCTTATCGGGGTTGAAGAACGCTATGGCGCCTGAAAGTCCGGGGTCAATGCCTGCATATGTGGTCATAAATGCTCCTGTTTATTTCGCCCACAGCTTGAACATTTTTTTATGCCTGTCAATTGGAATGACCCAAAAAATC